GTACCTTGTATACCAGAAGAAGAGTTGTTTGCTATAGTGATGAAAGGGTACTCAGGAATATTACCTCCTGTGATGTCTCTCAAAACCGAAGGTACGTCAACTCCATTGACCTTGATAGTTGATAAGTCATCTCCTATTAGTTTCTCAGTAATACTAATTAAGGCGTTACGGACTCTCTTTAAATTCGTTAATGTTGCCAAAAGCATCCTCCTTAATTAGTAAACAGTTATAATGGGATAGCTTTCTAGCTCCTCTCCACTTCAGCACTTTGAACACTAAATAGTTGGAGTCATCCACTACAATAATATCATTAGGTTGTCCTTGAGAGTTTACAAGCGTCTTACCCTCGTCAGAACTCTGTAATTTTGTGGTAGTGTATATTTGTAGGCAGTCTTCTGTTCTTGCTCCAGATGTTTCAATGATTCGAGAGAACCCTGTTACTTCTGGTTGAATAGAACACTTTAAGTTAATTGGGGCTGAGTCTGATAGGGTTAACACCCACTCCCTATCCTCGTTGTACTCACCTTTGGAAGGTCTTATTAGTTCTACTACATCATTTCTTAATATCTTCATAGAACCTCCTTAAGCTCTCCTACTACTTGTTTGTGATTTTAGCTTGTAACTCACAGCATCTCTTAAGTGGCCTTTGTCTATCATTGGAAGCCTGCTACCTTTCCTCTTGATAGTGCTAAGTTCATTCCTTGCTAAACCTCTTGAACCAAACCTTGTTTTAAGAACTTGACCTAGATTCCTTCCTAGCATACTGTAGAGTTTCTGAGGAGAATTATCTCCTCCTACTCTGTGGTAGTATGTACCTCTTAGTTGATTCCTTAAGAACTTCCCAGTTTGCTTTCGCAGTGCATTCTTTTGAGTCTTAGTCACTGAACCAAATACAGGTCTAAGTGGTACTAAGTTCTTATCAGCTTGTAACTCATGATAAGCCATGAGATTAGCGTAAGACCAGTTCTGAGTATTCTTCTTGGAGGGGTAAATACCTTGGTCGTTAAAGTAACCCACTTCAACATAATCTTTGTGTAGTTGTGTCAGATACTTCTTAAGCTCATCCCAACCACCACCTTTCTTTTTAACTATACGTGCTGTAATCATCAGTAGACCAACCCTTTGTAAGAGGTGAACTGATCGTGTTAGTGTTGTCCTTGTTCTCACACACTTCATCCCTATAGATACCACCTGCGAAGGGTACACCAACCTTGTAAAGGGCAGTTCGTGGGTCTTTAGAGTATCTGTCAAGTAACTTCGAGTACTGATCATACAGTTGGGAATACTTAACGGATAACTTACCAGCAGTTTCATCTACGCAAGTAGCGTACTTAGCAAGTAAATACTCTAATGCTTGAATAGAACATGCAGGTTCATTTGTAATACCTTCCATAGTCTTCAATGATATCAAGTACTCATACTCACTATCAGAAAGACCTTCTTCATCTAAATCTGTATCACCAACTGTCAATCTTATCCTATCAGATAAACTGTTAGCTGGGTCTCCTGTGTAGCTCATATCACTCTCCTATGTCTGAGGTCAATCCTTCAATACGTTCGATTAGCTCACCTAAGTCGTGTTGGGAAGTGTTAAAGAGTTTAAGTGTCTCTGTGAAGTCTGTACCTTGTAGGAATATTAATATCTCCTCTTGAGCAATCCTTAGTTCTTCATCTAGCGTGACAACTTTACTCTCTAACTCTTTCACCTTGAGTTCGTAGTGTTTGTGTAAACCAGCGTTATAGAGTAAGAGAAACACTATCAGTAATGCTATAACGAGTGTTGCAGAGCTTCTTATATTATAATTAGTCTTATTACTCTTTGACACATTACCTCCTAATCCTTCGAGGGAACACGCTCTTCTAACCTAATAACAGTTTCTCTTAAACTGTCAGTAACATCTTTAAGTTCTATTGAGATAGCTCTTAACTGCTTAATCCCTTCAATAGTCGAGGCGTTCGATATCCTTAATTCTTGTAATGTCAAGTTAATCGCTATAACACTTTGTTCCAGTACTACCACTTTGTCAGAGGTTACGTCAACTTGAGATTTAAGCTTCGTTGTATTATCTCGTGAGTTGAGCATGAAAGCTCCTGAACCTAAAATGACAGCTAGTATCACTGACCACAGCACTCTTTGTGCTCCTTCTCTAAACATGGTATCTCCTCAGTAACTAAAAAGGGGTCTTTAGAAGACCCCTTAGATGCTTAACTATCAGTTAGATGTGTGACAACGGATAGAGAATTGAGGTCGAGCTAACCAGTACAACGGAGACATCTCTAAATTAAACTCGTATTCACGGTCATACTTATCCGCGAACTCGTTTAAGTAAATGCTTGCACCAGCTTTGTTAGCACCTTTGAAAGTGTTAGATGGGCCGAAAGCACCACGGTACGCATCTTTAACGCCTTTAACAATTGTGTAACCTTCCTTGCCATTGAATGCAGACTTAGTCTCGAAAGTTTGATCACCTTTGTCAATTGAGAACTCAGCAGGGTAAGTCCAGAATAAAACACCGTTAAACTCGAAAGAATCCGTTACACCCCAGTTAGTATAAGTAGTTAACTCATCACGGTAAATCTCTTTACCACCATTTGAGCCACCACTGTTAGTCCAAGCTGCGTAAGCTTCACGTACCTTAGGGTGATTCTTAAGAGCATCAAAGAAAGACTCTGAACAAGGTACTTGAATCTTACCGATTGCACCACCTGTCGAAGCTTTCTTAGTAATGTATCGTTTTAAATCTGTGATCTTCTGGTAGATGTCAGTACTAGCAGTTCCTAGTTCAAAGTCCAAAGAGAAACCATTAGAAGAGATCTCTTGGGTACGTCTTGCAGTTAAACCAAATTCTTCAAACATATCTGCTACTGTGTTACCATAAGCATCTTTTGTAACACCTTTGATAGCTTCGATTTGCATGTACTCTTTAGTCTGATCAGCAGACTCACGCATAGAAATCACTTTCTCAGCTTTAACTTCGCCTAAGCTAATAGCTCGTTCATCTTCACTTGAAGCCGCATAACCTTGGATGTCTTGTACACCAACAAAGTCTTTATGCTCGAAGTACGGAAGGTTCAAGTTGTAAAGTTCAGATACACCATCAACACCACGAGAAGCTGTACCGCCTCTACGAGTAGTTTGTGGTATCAAAGTTACATTTTTAATGTTCTTTTGAAAGGTTAAAGTTGTTTGTGAAACAGGTTTAGCATTGAACAAACCCATTGCATTGAAGACACCAAACTGGTTATCTTGTTCGTTAATTTGTTTTGTCCACTCTGTTAAAAAGCGTGGGTTATCAATCATACGTCCTTTTGAAGCCATTATTTAGTTCTCCTTGTTTATACTTTAGATACAGTTTTGTTAGTTAAGTTGTCAGCAAATTCCATTTCGTTTGCTTCAAATACAGCGTACATAGCCTCTAAAGAGGTTGTTACAGGTGTATCAGAGGAAGTAGATACAGCCGCTTTAGATAAGATAGCCATCCCACGGTACATAACTGCTAATTCGATATCAGCCGCTACGACAGCCGCTTCGGTCTCTACACGCTCATCAATTAAGATTGCCATTTTATCAGTAGCTGAATCCCAAGCCGCCATTTTAGTTTCTGTCAAAGGGATATACTTACCTGAGTCTAAGTAAACTACTAAACCAATTTGTTCGCTTTTGTCTACCGTTAAGGTAACGTCTTTACGACACCAGTTTTCTTCTCTCCAGATTTCTTTCTTTACTAGAGCACTAAACTTATTTGTTGAAACATCAATTCTAGCCATTTTTAATTCCCCTTATGCTTTCTTATTTTTAGTTAATAGATTCTTAGCGTGGTTGTTTGCTTTATCTGAATTTGACTTCGTGAAGTCTTCTTCGTCTTCTTTAGCAATATCCTCACCCTCTTCTTGTTCTAAAGCACTCTTAAGCATGTCCTGAGCAGCATCTAAAGCGTTTAAAATCAAAACTTGAGCATCAGCACCACTAGTCATTAAAACGTCCGTAAGAGCTTCTTTTTCTTCATCTTTAACATAAGTGAAACACTTAACTAAATCAGTCATAACAACTTTAGCTTTAGCTAGGTCAGCTTCTTCACGAGCTAACTTATCAGCTTTCATGATATCAAGAATCTCTTTCATATCCGCTTGAGACTTTTTAAAATCTGCTACTTCTTTAGCTAACTTTACATTTTCTGCATCTTTCTGATCAAGTGATTTTTGTAAATCTAACTCTTCAGTTTCCTTTACACCTTTAGGCATTGTATCTCCTTTTTCTTCATTATTAAGAGCCTCTGAAGAGGCAGTTTTATTAAAATCTTCAAATTTACTTTGTAGACCTTTAATTTTGTTTACTAGAGTTTCAGGTAAACTCTCAGGGATATTCTTACCCTTCATGAAAGTAATTGCTCCTGCTTCCTCTTGTAAGTATTCTTCGTATCCATCACTGTATGTATCTACATCAAATCCTAATGCGTAGGCTAATGCTTCTGCATCGTCATACCACATACCGTAGAACTTCTGTAGAAAGTCTATCATTGTGACCTCTACTAAAACTTGTTTCTTCGCCTTCATAAGCAACACTTCTTGACCATTAGCACCTTCTCCAACAAAGGATATATGAGCGTCTTGTCCACTAAGTAATTGATCATGGAAGTTGAAGTTTGTAATACGTTTAGTCATCTACTACCTCCATTGTCTCAAAAGTCCCTCTACAACCTACTGAGAAGGCTTTGAACGTGCCATTCTGACATGCTTCCCAGATAGTATCGTCATGAATCTGAGCAGTCATCACCCAGTCACCCTTTAGAACATCTGTTCCATTTACTTCATAATCTGTAGGAGCTATAAAGCACTCTACGACTGATACTGCATTAGACTCTGCTTCAATGTAATGTTCTAAAACAGAAGCATTTCTACAGGACTTTAAGTAGTCGTAACAAGCTGATTTAACTACATCGTGAGAGTAGATATGATCATGTGAGTCTACGACCTCTGGCCTTAGCACAACACTTGTAAAAGTTCTATCCATTATTTATTATCCTTATTAGCAGTTGAGGCGTTACCACCACCGACTGTCTTAGCAGTTCCTTCTCCAGCAGTCTTAAAGCCGTCTCCAGCTCTTGTTTGACCACCACCAATCATTTCTTCCTTGATAGGTTTACTACGATCTACATCAGGCATACCTACACGCTTACGAAGCTCGTTAGACAGATTCTCATCTACTTCTAAAGCACCGACTGAAACAACTTGTTGTATAAACTTACCAAGTGTCTCTAGTTCTATTGACGAGATAACCTTGTAACCAATCTTAGGTATCTCTTCTTTGTTTAGGTCATGACCGTTATACTTTAAAGTCTCTCTCACAAGGTCTCTGTTAATAAGATCAAGTGTCTCTTTTAACATTGATTCAATACCAACTTGTAGTAATGATTCTTTGTCATCTGATATTGAGAAGCTTTCTAACTTGTTATTACCGACTGTTAAGATGTCTGCTAAGAAAGCCATTTGAATATCTTTCTCATACCGAGATATGATCTGTTCGATGTCGTAAGACTTACCACCACTACCTTGTACCGACTCTAGCCTAAAGCCAAATAACTCAGCTTTAGTGGTAGGGTCTACAAAGGTTGGCATTAGTAAACCCATTGACTCATCAGCATGAAGATTATTGATAGCATCTTCACAGAAGCGTCTAACACCTTTCTTATCGTCAGTAGCATCTTCAGCAAGGTACTCAGGAGGTAATGTAAAAATGGGGATACCATTAAGGTCTCTTGAGACTATTAAGCTCTCTAACTCTTCCATAGCTGTCTTGTAACGCCATGCAATGTAACAACCTACTAGAGGACTTCTACCTTCGGGATTACCTAGAGTTGAGTCGTTAGTGAAGTTCATGATCTTCTTCATTGAAATGTCTTTATCACCTGTAAAGGCTAGGTTACGAGAACCTCTCCAGTTCAGACCATCTGAAACATTCTGAGTCATGTGAGTTAGCTTTCTTACTTTGTCATCGAACTTCCATCCAACAATTGTGGACTGACTTCGAGGAGCTAACTTAGCCCAACGTAGTTTACCATCGTTATACTTTGATTCGTGTTTACCATCTTCACCATGACAATACTTATAAACCTTCTCGTGAGGAGCAAAGCCATAAATCATCTTAGTGTTGGTGGAAGCTATGAAGCTGTTAAAGGATACATCTAAGTCTCCCATACACTCTTCTATAAGCTGAACTTGTGCAGCCTGTGAAGCACTTCTTTCAGACTCACCTGTGTCCATCTGGACTTCAAACTCTAAGGAGTTGATTATGGATTTAATAGCTAAGAAGGAAGTACTTACAGAAGCATCATAATACATCTGCTTAAATGTCTTCATGCTCTGTGGCCAGATTAAGTCTGTCTTAGACTCCTCGAATATGCTATCGTTGGAGTACTTGAGACCTAAACTACCTTTTTCGTTGGTAATAGCAGAAGGAACATCTACAGTGCTTTTAGCTTTTGTGATGTCCTTTTGCTTGCTCTGGTAAGGAGTCTTTTTGTTTGATTTATTCTTACTCAATTGACCTCCTAGAGTTGTTTATATATCTTATTAGATCGTGTGATAATAGAAGGAGTAAAACTTGGTAAATATCTTGTCTGTGCTAATTTGATAAAAGCGTCAGCAGTTCCATCGACCATATCATCTTTTCCCTTGCCATCACCTGTAAAGGCTTCTAATTCAGCAAAGAACTCTTCATTCCAAGAACCTTCTACAATCTTAACCAGACCCTTTTCAGCTAGTGCTGAGAACGGACTAAATCTTGTTACCTTATCCTTACCAGTTGACATTGTGTGACATGTAAAACCATGCTCAGAGAACATCTTAACGTGTTCCATTGCTTGTGCTTTACCCGCAGCCGCTGGATCTTGTGGTACGGTAACTCCAACATCTGTACCATCTCCTTGTGCAACACTAATCATTCTCTTGTTAACACCAGCAGGACGGTCTCTGAATCTATCTACGTGTTCAACGTAATAATAACCATCTTTCCCTTTTGACATCTTAACACCTGCTGTCCAATCTGGATTAGGGTTAATATCGGAAGGTACTGAAGAAGCTATATCCCATGAGCGTGATCTAACAGCCTCTAAAGGAGGTTGTGTGACCATCTCACACCATTCTCTACGAAAGTAACCAGAACCTTCAGGACGAGCTAACCAGTTGCCATATCGAAGACGTTGCTTCTGTATTTCAGATTGGTTTTCAAGTACGTGACGGTATTGGGGGTTTAACTTGTCGAGGATAGGGTTATCATCTATTGTACCCGAGATAAATGTGTAAGTGGATATCATGTGTGCTTGGTAAGGGAACTCTTTAGCTAGTTCATCCCTATTCCAATTATGTTTAACTGTATCACCAACCATTAAGAAGTATCTGATCTTTCCATCTAAGGACTTATCAGGACAACCCTTACGCTTCTCGTCAATAGGAACACCGTGCTCATTGAGTACGTCTTCTTGTAAGAGGAAAGGTTCAACCCAGTCGAATACAAAATGATCTCTATCTGGATTCATAGAAGCCTTACAGTAACTGTCACATAAAGCGGCAGATCTCATACGAGTTCTAAGGTATTGGAATTGGTAACTATTATAATGTGTAAACTCGTCCCAGAATACTGCTGAGTACTGTAAACCTTGATGGTTAAAGTCTGCATGTTTGTTAAGCTCCATATAAGCAAACTTAAACTTAGCACCTGAAGGCCATTTTACAGTCTTATCCCTTTCATGAAACTTGACACCTTTGAATTGACCATATATCTTCTTAGCTTCAGGCCAGAGTGACCCTTCGAGTTGTGCTGTTGTCCTTCGAAAGAACACACAGTTATAATTTGGATCGTTTAAATGTTGAAGTGGTTCTAGTAGCAGTGCATGAGACTTCCCAGAGTTACCAGAGACAAAGATTTTGTCTTCTCTTCTCATCAGTAACATACCAGAAGGAACTGTAAAGCAGTACTTGAAACCATCTTCAGAAGGTATCTTGTTGAACTTTAGCTTACGATCTTTATTAGCAATTCTACGAAAACCTTTACCAGTTACCATAGCGTTCAAAGTGTAATGAGTATCCGTATAATGGTCTACTCTAAGATCTTGTGTTATGTTCGTGTTATAACCTTGAGAGGCTGAGACAAACTGTATAAAATCTACATCACACTTATGTACACTGAAGAATCTGAAAGTACTCGAACCAGATTTATTAGTAACTATTGATCCGTCCCAATGAAATACTTCATCAAAGATAACGCTTAGTTGTTCTTTAGAAGCCGAGTAGTAAGACTCATTAAATCTCTTGGTTGAAGTCTTAGGCCAGACAATTACTTCGTAGTAACCCTCAGTATTAACACCTCTGTCGGAATACTTGAGATTGAACTTACGAACCATATCTAAGAGTCTTGTGTACTTTCTTTCTTTAGAAAACCTCATTATTGTGTAGTTATCTTTACCTTCTCTAACTATCTTACCATCAGCCTTTACAGCCACTTGGAGTCTTAACTCACCTTCTGTATAGTCTAGCTCTGTATCGTTAGCTACATTGAAGGTAGCTTTAAACTTGCCCTTCCAACCCGAAGTCTTTGACCTTTCGTGTCTTCGTGTTAATTCTTTAAAAGTTATAACTTGAGGTTTGTCTACACCCTTATCATTCCAGTAAACAACCCTATGTTCGTCTGTCAAGGCTTGAGAAATTCCTCTCGCTTTGAACTCTGTAAAGTATTCACAAGGTTTCTTTATGTATTCTGTAGGGGTTACTAGGTTGATACAATTGTCATTCTGGTATTGAGCAACTAGATCACCTTCTTGGTACTGATCAATTCTTTTCCAACCTTTGTCAGATAAGAACTCAGTCTTGTTATCGAAGCAACCAGCCGCACCACCGTAGAAGGTTATCTCTGCCTTAGCGTTGATAAAGTCTTCTTGAGATCCTTTCTGGGGAGACAGAACAGTCTTCTGCTTCTTCTGTTTAGATTTAGCCATTAAGCCTCCTTGTGTTATTGGTGCATATAGTAGGACTTGAACCCACGACCTCCTGATTACAAAACAGGTACTCTACCAACTGAGTTATACATGCAAATTTGGCATATCGCTGAGGACTCGAACCTCAATCATAAGGCTTTGGAGACCCATATCTTACCATTAGAACAACGACATAAATTTGGTGCATGTAGGAGGACTCGAACCTCCTGTCTGTTGAAAGTCAACAGTGCGCTCCCACTTTAGAGCTGTACATGCAAAATAGTTAAACCTACCGTAGAGTTCCTTTCTAGGGTAGGTTTATTTGTTAGAGGTAGTTAATAAACTAAACAGATTCCTTCTGATTCCTCTTGTACTCCTTGAGTTTCTTTACTTGTCTGCGAACTGATTACCAGTGCCGTAAGAGCGCGCACAGTCACGTTACCCCTTACCATCATTCTCTTTTACTCTTCAGTGACAAGTGCCAGTGCTTCGAGTGCTTTAACAATACCCTCTGCTGAACCTTCACCTTTTAATTCGTCTAAAGGTATTTCTAATTTATCTGCTATACCTTGGCAGATAACACCAATAGCATTTGATGCCTGCTCTAAAACTTCATTAGATTTTTCTAGGGATTTTCCTAGGTCATAACATTCTGCTTTTAGCTTAATTATTTGGTCTTCCAAGAAATCACTCCTTATTTGTTTTTAACATTAATTATTCAATACATAGTAAACATATTAACATACAACAAACTTATTGTCAAGTATTTAATGTATTTATTTTTAATCATTATATAGCGCGCTCTGATATTAATCAAAACGCGCGCCCTTTTAGCTTAAACCCGTTATATTCACAGTCTCAATATCGTTAGATACCATATTTTGCAGTCTTAACATTGTGTAGTTTTGGTCTGAAGTCTTAACGTCATTCCTGACATTATTTGAATAACTATCACTAGCACCATCACCCATCAGCCACAAGGACACACATCTTTCAGGATACGTATCAAAAGCATACGGGGTGTTATTGTATGCTAGTCTCTGCTGAGTTCCATCTCTGTAATCAATAACCCACTGCTGAGGGTCTCTTACTTGCATAGAAATTTCTGTATCATCTGGAAGTAAGAAATCTCTTTTTAGTGTAGATATTAATGTAGACGCTACTTTCAAAGACTGATTTGTGTTAAAGCTGCTGTCCGACTCTCTGCCGATGTAGAAATCGCCATTAAGACCTCTATTCAATCTACCGTCACCTGCAAGAGCCCAAGTTCCAGTTATATCTGTTACCGCTCCCGTTGACAAATCAACTTGCTTAAATCTAAAGTTGTCAGCTAAGGCGGCTGTAGTTGATTGAGTTTGATTAGGTCTAAAGCCAGTAGTATCAATATAGTATCCATACCAACCATCAGCAGGCTTATCAAATAAGAATTGACATCCATTACTGTTAGCTCCGTTTGTACCTGTAGAACGCCCCCAGTA